TTGTCTCATAATTACTCCTGATCGAACTCCTCAGGTCCACCAATAAGGTCTTCTAAATCTTTTAGATTTTTCATTAGATCTTTGGTTGACATTGTTTTCTCTTCCTCATTCTCTTCTAAGGCATCTTCTTCATCTTCCTTGTCCTTCTTGCCTTTCTTTTTCTTCTTGGGCTTGTCTTCAGACTCTTCCTCATCATCATCTTCCTCAGCCTCCTCAGGGTCTTCAGAATCTTCGGGAGCTTTAGCCTCAGGCTTGTCCTCCTTCTTCTTCTTTTCAAGCATAAGCTTGTCCATAAGAAGATCAACCATTTCAGAATCCTTAGTTAAAGACTCTTGTAGTTGGAAAGAAGAAACAATCTCCTCCTCCTCATAAAGGTCAGAATACCCTGATTGAGTAAATAGGTACTTGATAGCCTCATTGATGTCAATGGCTTCTACACCATTTTTAGACTTAAGTAAATCAGAGAAACTACTTAGAGCCTCTTTGATAACACTACCTTTAGGAGATACTTTGGCAAGACTCTCAAAAATAAGAGATTGAGTATTTAGCAGAGTTTTAAAGGTGGGAGTCTCTTTTAGGTTATTGACGTTAACACCATACTTTTCCTGAAGGAGGTTTGAAACTAAAGCTCTAAGAGGTTTCTTCATTTCAAACAAAGATCCAACAAAGCCCTTTAGGTCTTGCTTACTAAAAGTAACCTCTTCGTGTAAGGCGTTTAGGTTCTTAGAAATAGTATTGGATAGCTGCTTCTTAGAGATAAGAGAAAGATAAGGAATTTCAGCAACTGCTTCAGCTAACGCTCTTGAAACTACTTCAGTATCTTCTTCAAAGATCTGGTTAGCTAAGTTAGAGATGCTGGGCTCAGTAACCCACATAGACTCAAAAGACTTCTTAGACTCTAGAATCTCCTTCTTTACTAGCTCTTGTCTGCAAACCATCTCGTAAACAGTTTGGCTTTCCCCAAGGCTAACCTCAAAGTTACCAGACTCTTGTAGTTCTGCAACAGTTTGCCTAGGAATATCAAACGCCTTGGCAACAGTATTAGATAGTTTAACAGCGTTTACAATTTCAGGAATGGAGCTAATACGCTCAACATTCTCTGAAAGGAAAGTAGAGATGTTCTCAGATACTTCAATAAACCTTTCAAACTCCTTAGTACCAGTAATGTTAAAGGTGTTATTGAATGACTCCGTTTGCTCCTCTAGTTTTTGAACAGTTTGGTTAAACTTAATGCGTTTTCCCCAAAAATCAACTAGAGTGTCAAAGGCTTCACCAGCGTTAACTAACTCTTCCGAGTACACGCTCTCAATAAACAAAGAAATTTGATTCTTGGCTGCTGAATCAAATTTCTCCTCCTCCTTAAAAACATCCCCAGAATCAACTACGATATCATCTAGTATGATATTATCATTAAAATAATAGCTTCCTTCAATAACATCACCGTCCTCAGTAACTAAAGTTACCTTTGAGTCCATGTCATCCACTGAGAATAAGGATACGTTTTTACGAAGAGAATGACCCAAACTGTCCGCAAGTAAATTTAAATTTGAAATCTTTTTATTTCTTTGTGAGAAAAACTTTTCCATGTCTTTTTATATGAATACTCTATTATATAGGCTATAGAGTGGGTGAATTTTTAGAATTTATTTTTATTTTTTAAAACCCTAGAAATTGCCTTATATCTTGGAGAATCTAAACCTTCCTCAAGCATGTATTTATCTTTTAATTTCGTCAGATATTCAACTTCTTCCTTTTTAGCCGTAGGCTTAGGAGGTTGAGTTGCTTTATCTACTTTAATGTCTAAATCAGCCTGATGCTCCGCTGATTGCGCCCCAAGCTCTGCTTGATTCTGCTGCTGGTCCATAGCAGCCTGAGATTCTATACCAGTCTGAGCCTGCATTTGCTCTTGTTCTGCTTGCGAATCCTTCTCTTGCTGCTCTTCAAGCTCTTTCTTGATAATTTCAACCTCAGTATCAGTAAGGTCGTAAATTTCCCTGTAAATATGGCTAGTAGGGAATAAACCAGTACCAACTACAGCCTGAACAAGCCTAGCTCTAGCTTCGTCAATCTCAATTTTACGCTTGACGAACACATCAGATGCATCAGGTAGGTCAATATCTACAGTACTATAAATACTTCTGGGATATCCAACCATCTTGAGATGCTTTTTAGCTACAGTACGGAAACCAACAGCTAATGAGTCTTGAATCCTCTTGATAACCCTAGCAAACTTTACATCCAACTGGGAGAGGTTAGCTTTTCTTTCAGGGGACTTGTCATATTCAACAATGTAGTCCTTAGGAATCTTAAGGGTCGCAAGTAGCTTATCTCTAAAGTACTTAACATCATCGACTTCCCCAAGGTTTTGTGCCCCAGGTAAGGTTTCGATCTTAGTTCCTTGGTTCCCTCTAATAGGTACGAAGAAGTCCTCGTCTACAGCTAGAGGGTTATACCTTGCATCTACCTTACCTTGATTGTGGAATTTCTCTTTCTTAAACCTAGTTTTTATAGTCTCCATGAAAGCTTCTGCTTTGGAGGAAGGCAAGTTACCTACGTCAATATAAAAGATTCGCCTCTCAGGAGCCCTAGAGAGACGATAAACAAGCATGGCATCTTCCATTAGCTTCAAGGACCGATAGACTCTAACCGCTCCTGCCATAATGGACTTACCATAAGGATAATACTTAGGATCAGATGTATGCAGACGGAAGTGTACGATCTGGTTCTTATCCAATTCTAGGAATTGTGAGTTAGAAGTTTGCCAAGCAGAACCACCTTTTTCAGGAATCTCCTGCATGAAGGTTTTAAGGTATCCAAACTGATCCTCAATCCTTAGGATATAATAAGGGTTTAGGATTTTAATTTTCCTAATACCATCTTCCATATTGTTAGCGTTAGCTACAACTTCAATAAAGGTATCTCCGTACTTACAGCATCCTCTAATGATATCCCAGTAAACTTCATCCATACGGACCCTATCAAACAGCTTCTCTACTTCTTTAATGGCATCAACGCTATCAGAGCGTACTCTCCATCTTTTGTTTCTTAAGTCTCTTTGAGTACAATCATCGGCGTAAATATCAAGAGCAGCAGTAATTTCAGGATAATCATCCATCTTCTCATACTCATCATAACGCCTCTTACGATTAAGTTCTGCCTCTGGTAGGATAGGAGAGCCTTTAGAATAACCCCATACAGGACTCCCTAAACTATCAAGTGCCCCCTTATTAACAATAAGATCGCCTTCTCTACCTCTAGGATCACCTTGAGCAGCTAACTTCTCCTGAGCAGCAGTCGCAAAGAACTTAGCAAAGATCTTGGACATATACCCAGTGGAGTACATGGTAGATACACTACCATCACCTAAGGGTGACCAACTAGTGTGGCCTGGGCCAGCGTTTTCGTTTAATTTACTCATTTAAGTAACCAAGACATGTCTTCTTTTGTGTATCCAGTTGACGTTTTTATCTGCTGAGACTTTATAGGTACAAGAGGTTGCTTCTCTTTGTACGGGTTAAATTTAATGATCTCAGGGTTGTCCTCTCGGTAGCGTCTACTACCATATATAGATAGAGCCAAACTCATAACTAAGTCATCATTTTGTCCACTATCTGCTTGATATTTCCCAGAATCACTGATAATGAAGGTATTAAGCTCCTTGACGGTTCTTTTTGAGTTAATTTTAACCTCGTTAGTTCTGATGGCTTCTTCCATATCTACAAGAATAAGATCCCTGTTCTTACTGGTTATCTGTAACCCCATCTCCATTTTCTCATTGAACCACACATTCTCGTACTCTAACTGTTCAAATAAGTAGTCTAGTAGGTTATTACCGATGGTGTTCCTTTCAACTAAAATGGGACATAAATTATAATAGTTCCCTTCATCAAAGCAAATCTTTGAAAACTCATTGATTGGCGTAGTGTTACTATAAAACTCAGCTACTTGTTCACCAGAATACATATCAATTATTTGGAATGCTGAGTAATCTCGCCCTCTTCCAAGAGCTACATCAACGGCCATAAAATAAGCCGAGTTAGGGTCAGGGTCTTTCCAAATGTACATCCTGTTGTTATACTTCCTATAGAAATCATCATTAACATTCTCAACTAGGGTAGTAAGGATACTACCTTCAATAAAGGTATCACCTGTACCTAAGAAGTTACTCTCATACTCTTGTAACCATTTCTTGTGGCTAATGTTGGCCCTAGTGGTTTTCTCCCAGTCATCAATAAGCACAGGGGGATTCCTCTTCTCCATTTCCTTATATAAATCCTCATACCCTTCAACTCTATTGTACTCTGGGTGGCTCTTCCAATCAATCTGTATGGGGTTGAAGGAGTTAGCACCAGCCTCAGCCTTGTTCCAAGCGTCATAGTACCAATTACCCATACCATTAACCGTAGATAGGATGAATGCTCTACCACCTGTGGAGATGATGGGATATACAGCAGCCCAAATAGTATCAATGTGTTCAATGAAAGCAGCCTCATCAATAATCAACCAAGACCCTGAAAGACCTCGACCAGATTGCTTACCTGACGGACGAGACTTAATATGAGAGTTATTTTCAAGCTTGAGGTTGTGAGCGTTGATCATGGTAGCCTTAGGCTTGATCCAATCAGGAAGTTCGTCATACATAATCTTGATACGATCAAGAACCTCAGTAGATTCAGTATCACCCACCGATAGAATTACAATAGTTTGGTGAGATTTGAAAATTACCTCCCACAATGATAATCCAGAGGCTAATGTAGTACATCCTGCCTGACGGAACTTTCTAAGAATATTAAACCTATTTTCTTGAATTTCATTTACAATTGTTTCTTGAAATGGGTATAATGAGAAAGGGACTAGCCCTCTAACAGGGTGAACTACCTTAATGTAGTTTTTAAGAAAGTAGATCGGATCATCCTTACATTTCTGATACTCTTTTATATAGTCTTCTTTAATCATGAGTATTTACGCTTTCATCTGTACAAGGAGCAAGAACTTTAGTGACACTACTAAATCCCTCTCCTCTTATCTATCTACTGCTGGTATAAAGACTAAGTTCTTAGTAAATCAGAAATCCATCTTTGAAGGATATCAATCAGCATTTGATAAGTTTGAAATAAAGGATGATGATATTGTAATCCTATGTCATGACGATATAGAGATTCTAACAGAACCATTAGCCTTTAAAAGAATTATAGTCAGTTCGCTATTTGATAAAAAGACTGGGTTCATTGGTGTAGCTGGAACTACTAAACTAACAGGGGATGCTGTATGGTGGAACCAAGGTCCATGGAGAGAAGGAAAGCATAAAGGCTTTGTATATCATGGTAAGGATATTATGGAAGCTGACTCGACCTACTATGGGCCTCCTGGAAGAGTTGTATGCTTAGACGGGTTGTTCTTAGCAGCTAAGGGTAAAACGCTTAGAGATGTTGGCTTAGGGAAGCCTGAACACTTTGTAGGGGACTGGGACTTCTATGATATACATTACACAGTAACTGCACACCGTAAGAGGTACAATAATAAGGTAGTTCCAATTACACTCCTACATAACTCGTATGGAGAACTCGCAGGTAGGGAGTCTTGGCATAAAAATAGGTTAGCCTTTATTTCCAAGACAGACTTGCCTATAATAATTTAGGATATACAATATGACTGAAAAAGAAGAAATTGAAAAGCTTAGAAGAGACGTACAATTTTATAGTGACAAATACTTCAAGCTTAGAGCAGAGTTCATTGAACTAAAGACATCTTCACTTAAGTTCAAAATAAAGAATAAGACAGACCGATTCTTTTCTGTACTCCTAGTATTATTAAAGACTTCTGAAGGGGGAGTAACCGTATGGGCTCGCCTCAAGATGTTTACAAAAACAATGTGGGCTTGGGCTCGTAATGGATTTAAACTAGAGGATGAGCAAACGTCCCAGGCTAGACTAGAGATCTGTGAGGAATGCCCTCATCTAAAGAAGCCTAACTATCAATGTGATATGTGTGGATGTATGATGAAAAAGAAGACTACGATTTTGGGGGCCGCTTGCCCTTTGTCAAAGTGGTAACCCACTTCTTTGATTTTTTCAAGTTCTCCCAATAGACTCTAACCTTCTCTATCTTAGCTTTTCTAAAATAGTTAGCGTCTTTGTTTCTATACACCATTTAGAAAACGCTTTTGGTGGGTTTAGGGTTAGGATCAGCAGATAACTTATTACCTAGTTTCTTACCTGATGCGAACAAATTCATAACTCCTTTTAACTTATCCCGTTTCTCTTTTTCTTCCTTTTCTGCATCATCCCTCTGTTTAAGTCGGGCATCTCTAGCCAATTCTCTTTTAAGGGAAGCATCGTCCCTTGCCTTCCTAGCAGCTTCTCTAGCCTTATCCTCATCTTCCTTGGCTTTGTCCTCAGGGCTTACTACTGGTGTAGTGATTGGATGGGGTCTGCCATCAGCATTAGAGAATGGTGAAGCAGCAGGAGGGTTACTTCTACTTGTATCTTGATTACCTCTCTCTGATGCTTGTTTTTCTCGGTTTGCTTTTTCTGCCGCTTTTCTCGCTTTTTTATTATTTTTCTTCGCTTGGCGGCTCATTCCTTTTCCTGACGAGTAATTCCAACCATTGCCCCTTTCAGGTGGCATGTTCCCCGCTTCCGTAATCAAATCCACTAATCTGTTTTTAATTGATTCTTTCATG